GAGCTACCGCGTGGACCGGGCCGGCACGCCTGGCACCGTGAAGACGCTCTACGGCCAGACGTGGCCGCCGCATCTGCGGGATGACAACGCCATCAGCGTGACGTGGTGGGGCGGGTACGGGGCGAGCGGCACGAGTGTGCCGGCGGCGATCCGGCACGCGATCCTGATGCTGGTGGGCCACTGGTACGAAAGCCGCCAGGCTGTGATTGCGACCGGTGCCGTGCCGCAGGAGGTGCCGTACGGCGTGCAGTCCCTGCTGGACTCGCAGCGGTGGGGGGCCTATCGGTGATCGACCCAGGCAAGCTCCGCGAGCGTGTTACGGTGCAGGTCGCCAGCGGTGCCACAAACACTCTCGGCGAGACGGTCCTGTCGTGGAGCAACTCGTCAGCCGTGTGGGCGAGCGTGGAAGGCGTCTCGGCTCGTGAGGCTCTGGCGGCTGGCCAGCAAGACACCACGATCACGCACCGGGTGCGGATGCGTTATCTGCCTGGCCTGACGCAGCGCGATCGCTTCGCCTGGCGTACGCGGACGCTCAACATTGTCAGCCTGCTCGAGTACGGCAACCGCAGCGAACACGTCGCCATCTGCGAAGAGGTGACGTGATGGCAGGCGGCATCGAAGTCAGTGTGGAGTTCCCCGAACTGGAGGAACTCAAGGCTGCGTTCAGGTCTTTGCCGAAGAATATCTCGGCTAAGTACATGGCGGCTGCCTTGGGCCGTGCCTTGGAGCCCGGCTTTCAGATGCTCAAGACACTGACGCCGCGAGGCCCGACAGGAAACCTGAAACGGGCAATTCGTAAAAAGACCAAGCGGTACACAAAGACTGGGTCTGGCGTGGCACTTGTCGGGTATACCGCACCGCCACGCGGCAAGAAGGACGCTAAGTCAAACGAAAAAGGCTACCACCAAGGGTTTGTCGAGTTCGGCACCAAAGAGCGTCGCACTAAAGGAAACATCGCCAGCAGTTTCAAGAGAAGCGGTGCAGTAAAAGTTGTTGTCGCACGGCGATCTGGTGCGGTGACTACCAAGCCGAAGCCGCCAAAAGGCTTCGTAAAGGTAGCCAAGAAGGGAACTGCCGTAGATCTCGGAAAGTTCCCGCTCGGCGGAAGGGCAGGAGTTCCGCCGGTGAAGACTGCGTTCGAGCGTACGCGGTCGCAGGTCTCGGCGAATCTCACAAAGGAGATGACTGCCGCCCTGAATAACGCCATCAAGGAAATGGCCAATCCATTTAAAGGAAGGGCTGGCGGCAAATGAGCCTCAAATCCCCAGAAGCCGTCCTCCGTGCAGCCCTGGTCGGCACCACGGCCGTCACGTCGCTGGTGAGTTCACGCATCTACCCGGTGCTGGCCCCGGCGTCGGCGTCGCTGCCGTTCGTCACGTGGCGACGTTCTGGCATCCAGCGTGAGCAGACGCTCGGGCGGCCGATGGGCATGCCGCGAGTCAGCGTGGAATACAGCATCTACGGCACGACGTACGAAGAGGCCCGCCAGGTCGCAGACGCCATGCGGCTCGTTCTGGATGGATACGGTGGAACGTCGAACAATACAGAAGTGAAGCAAACGTCGCTGGAGGACGAATCCGACGACTTTGTGCAGCTGGCTGGAGCGGATCTCCCGCCGGTCTATCAGGTGACGCAGCGGTACGACTGCTGGTGGAGCGAGGGATAAAGCATGCCATACACGCCCCATGATTCGAGCGGCACGACCTTCACGTTTGCAGGCACTGTCTACACCGTCACGAGCATCACCTACTCGATCACGGACAACGCTGCCACCGATCAGATCGACGTGTCACACCTGGGCCAGACCACCGGGGCGACCGTGCTGACGATGAGCCGCCCGCTCAAGGGCTCTGCTGGTGACACCGGCAAGGAAGTCTCTGTCGAGTACCTGGCTGCGTCCGGCACGCCGGTTGCCCAGGGTGCCACTGGAACGCTCGCCATCACTGGCGGGATCACGCTGAGCGTGACCGCCACGTGCAAGTCTTCCAGCGTCACGCTGACGGTCAACGACGCCGTGCGTGGTTCCGCTTCCTTCCAGGTGCCGTAGTCGCACGGAGGCTTACCCGTGGCGGCTCATAGCACTGGCATCTCTGTCACGTTTGACGGCGTGGCGTTCTCCGAGGTTTCGGAGCTGTCGTGGCAATACGGCGGCGGCCCAGCCAAGGGACGCTCATCGCTGTGGACCGATGAGGTCGGCACGGTCACTGTCGGCTGCATGGGCACGGCCAACATCACCACGGCGAAGTACGGAGCCAGGGCTGACATCGTCATCACTGGTGGCGGCGCTGACTTGACGAGCAAGGCAGTCTATGAGGGCTTGAGCGTCGCGCCCGAGTTGAACGGCGTAACCCGTTACACCGTGACGTTCAGACTTTTGGATGGGTGACATGGGACTGAAAGAACAGATCAAGGCCGCAAGCGTTCGCAAGCCGCTCAAGGTCCACGTGAAAGAGTGGGGCTTTGACGTGCACGTCCGCGTCATGAGCGTCGGCGAGCGGGACGCGTGGGAACTCGCGTGGATCGACATCCGCAGCAAGGGCATGGAGAAGTTCCACAACTTCCGTGCGTTCTATCTCGTACGGACTCTCTGCGACGAGCACGGCGCACGGATCTGGAAAGACGATGAGATTTCCGAGGTGGCCGATCTCGACGGTGCAGTTATGGGCGAACTGTTCGACATCGCACAGAAGCACAACAAACTCACGGAGGCGGACGTAGTCGAACTCGCCGGCGAGCTTTAGCGCGAGACCGTCGCGGCAGTTCCTGTTCATGTTGGCCGGGCATCTAAAGATGACGGTCGGCGAGCTCGAGCAGCGGATGGATTCACGCGAGCTGTCGGAGTGGCTGGCCTTTGCACGCTACTTCCAGCCGCTCGACAACTCATGGGCTCAGACTGGAGTGTTGGCCAGTGCAGTGCTGGCACCGCACTCACGCCGAGGCCAGTGCCCAAAGCCGAGAGACTTTATTCCGACCGAAAGACCACCGCAGCACAAGACGCAGATGCTCGACGTGCTGGCTCAGATGAAGATCGACTTGGACGGCAAATGACATGAGCACGGCACTCGGACTAGCGATGCAGATCAGTGCCAATACGGCACAGTTGGCCCAGGCCGTGGCCGATGTGAACCAAAAGCTGGACTCCATGGGCGAGGCCGGCAAGAAGGCGTCGGCCGATCTTGGCACGCTGAAGAACATTGAGATTGGCAAGTTGGCCCTGGGCGGGCTCCAGGCTGCCACGTCTGCTTTTCTTAGTCTCTCGGGTGCCGTGACTGGTGCCGTCACTTCTGTCACGTCTTTCGCCTTGAGTGTTGGCGAAGAGCTCGACGCGTTGAACGACGTGGCCAACCGCACCGGCGTCGGCGTTGAGGCGTTGCAGGCTTACGCCAGGGCGGCCGCTGACACTGGCGTGAGCGTGGAATCGTTTGCCAAGCAGATCCAGAAACTCACGATCAACATTGGCAAAGCGACGCTCGACGAGAAGGCGCAAAAGAAGTTTGAAGAGCTCGGCATCGTGTTCACCGATCTCAAGGCCGCTACGCCGGAAAAGCAGTTCGAGATGGTTGTCGATGCGTTGGCTGGCATTGCCGATCCCGCCGAGCGTGCCGCCAAGGCCGTGCAGTTCTTTGGCAAGGGCGGCATCGAACTCGGCGAACTCTTCACGCTCGGGCCTGGTGCTCTGACGCAGATGCGGGAAGAGGCTGTCTCGCTGGGCCAGGTGGTGAGCGAGGACGCCGTCAAAGCCATCGACAGCATGAATGACTCGTTTGCCACCGTCTGGGCAACGGTCAAAGGGCTGGCAGGGTCGATCCTGGGCGAGCTTGCTGGCCCGATTAGCACGATCGCTCAAGAGCTTCTGGGCGTGATTAAGCAGGCCGGGCCGCAACAGATCGCCCAGCAGGTGGCCCAGGGGCTTCTGGATTTCATCCAGTTGGCCGGAAATGCGTTCTTGGAACTGGCAAAGTTCGTCGAGGCTTTCGTCAAGAAGTTCGCCCCGATCCTCGGTTTGGACATTCGCACTGAGGCCCAAAAAGAGCTTGATAATCTTCGTGACCAGCAAGCTGCTGCAAATCGAGTTTCCGCTGGCGCAGGCGGCATGGGCGGTGTTGGATTGCCAGGACTGCGCACGCCTGAACTTACGGCCGAGCAACTGCAACGCATACAAGACCTGGAGCGGCAGGTTGCGGCCGAAGCCTCTGGCGGAGTGCTGCGAGAGTTCCAGGCCAACTTCAATGCAGCCGTAGACACGGCACGCCAGAAGCTAGACGAGAAGATGCAGGCCGGCACGCTCACGGAAGAGGACAGAAAGCTGCAGGAAGCCCAGCTGCGTGAGCTCCAGCAGTTCAACAGGAACGGCCAGATCGGCACCGTGGAGATCCTCAACTAGCCATGGCCGTCATCTCCTACCGCGAAGTCATCCCGCGTACAGCCTCACACAAGTTCGGAGAGGCTCCGACTGCGGAGCGGAAATACATCGTCACGGTCGATGAGCCGACGCCGACGCAAACGCTGGTCAACGCTGTCGGGATTTTCCACGCGGCCGCCCACCCCGAGTTTTCGTACCTCAAGTGCCTCAACATTCAGGTCACGGAGACGGATCGACATCACGCCGAGATCACGTACAGCTACGAACTGCCGAAGCAGGAAGAACTCGACCCAAATCCGCTGGCACGTCCTGACGTGTGGTCGTTCTCGATTGGCGGTGCCCAAGTGCCGGCCCTCGTCTACTACGACGGCAGTGGCAACGGAAGCCGTCTGCCGCTTGTGAATGCGGCGGGCGATTTCTTTGAGGGGCTGACCACGCTTGAGGCCGAAGTTAGGGCGTCGATTTCTGGCAACCGGCCGACGTTCCCGCTGGCCAATGCGTCGGCGGTCACGAACAGCGTGAACGCATCGCCGTACCTTGGCGGTGCCGCTCACACCTGGCTGTGTGCTGGGATCAGCGGGCAGCAGGCCACTGAGGTGGTGAACGACGTGGAGTTGCGGTATTGGCAGATCACCGTCGAGCTCGTCTATCGGGCCAGCGGCCACGATCTGCTGTTGCCCCACGTTGGGTGGCACTACGTAACGAACAACGGCGGCTCAAAGTTTCGTACGTTTGTGCGAAGCAAGGATGGGACCGACGAGGACGCGTCTGCGCCGCAACCTCTCAACAGTGATGGATCGCAGAAGTACGTCGGCGGAACCTCTGGCCCGCCCGACATTCTCACGCGACGCGTCTACCCAGAAGCAGACTTTTCCAATTACTTCGGCACGCCGCCGTTCTAAGGAGCACCGATGCCCGACATCAGCTACACCATCACCGGCCAGGTCAGCAAAGGTGCCCTGTCGCAGTCCTTCGCTGCGTCTGGCGTCACGGCCAATATCGCCACGGCTGGCGTGCTCTCGGTCACGCTG